GGAAGCAATCCTCCGGTTTGCTCCATGACAGTCGTAGACTGAGTGAAAGTAGTCGTCGTTGCGTTGCCGAAAAGAGGAACAACAACGGCTGAACCTTGCGTGTTTACGTCCGAGCTAATGTCAGTCGCAAATGCACGGATAGGAGTAAGAATTTCGACAAGTTGCTGGAAAGCGGTTTGTGCGAAAATGGTGTCATTGAATACGGTAGCCATAATGATTAATTAGTTGATTGTTGAAAATTTATTTGTTGCGTTGAGCTTTGATCTCCTTTTTGTGCTTGTTAAAATACGCCGTGCGTTCAGCAGGAGAAAGGTTTTTCATGTGTTCAAGGTGATCGACTGGTTGCGATCCGTTCTCGATGTCAAGAGGTTTGGTGATGCCAGCGGTTGCGGCAAGTGCCACGGCCTGCGCTGGAACGGACGTTTCCAATTCTGTCACCTTGGCTTTAAGCGTTTCAATTTCGCTATTTGCGAATTTTACAGCGTCAAGCGAAGTAGCAAGCGAGTTTTGAGCAGTGGTCAAATCCTGTTTGACAGTTGCAAGTTCAGTGATTGCGTTCCGCGCTTCAAGCAATTCAGCTTGATACGTGCCAAGCTCAGTTTCGTGAGTGGCAATTACATTTTCAAGTGCGGCGATTTTATCAATCGACTCTTGCGCGGATGGATTCGTGAGGCGGTCAAGCAAGCTCATGGATGAAACTCTAACAAAATTTGTTAGATTGTCAAGAATCCTGTTTGCAAACCCTAACGATACGCATTTTTCGGCGTTCATCCATGTTTCGTCCTTCATCATTTCGCGCATTTCATCGACTGGCTTACCTGTGCGCGCTGCGTAAATTGCCGCAATTTCTGAACTAAGTTCTTCGCACATGTTTGCCGCTTTGGATAGCTCTTTAGCATTTCCAAAAAGACCCATGCTGACGTCGTGAATCATCATCCGGCCAGTTGGTAGCATGATGATTTCATTGCAAGCCATGCACATAACGCTTGCCATTGACGCGGCGAGGCTAACAGTGGCCGTGACGTAAACGCCTTTTGCTCGGAGTTGCATGATCTTTGAATGGATCAGGTAGCCGTCAAATACGTTTCCGCCGGGGGAATGCACATCGATGTTCAACGTATCGACCGGTGTATCCATGCTGTTTGTGAATCGACCTTCCGCGTCAACAATGTTGAAAGCGTAATCAATTTCGCTCATCAGTTGCCGACGTGAATATTCGTCAATCTGATCGTCCAGCGTAAGTGATGCGGCCTTGTTTTTAATCGTTAGGAATTTCATTGGTGTTGTTGGTTTGAGTTTCCTCTTGTTTGCTTTCCTTCACTTCGTTTGGCGTAAGCATTGCCATTTCACGATCTTCAATTTCAACTTCATAGCCGGATTGTTTTGATACCTCCTCCGCTACTTGTGCAGCAATTACTTTCCGCATCGCTACGCTGTGGGCGCGGCGAGTGTAAAATTCTTCCTCGGTCATGCCGTAACGCGCTTCGGTAATGTCTGCCGTGTTGCGCAATCCGACGCGCCATTCTTCAACTTCCATGCCGCTTTCCCGTCCGTCGTCCACCGATAAACGTGCCGGCGTGGAAAATGCCCATGCAAACGGATGGTCTAACAATGGCACGCGGCCGACAGATTGGAAGCAGGAATACGCCCACGAAAATGCGTTCAACGCGGCACGTTTTAGCAGTCGTTGACGCTGTGAAATAAATCGACGGCACTTGACGATTTCAGCCCGTGCATCGGTTCCTTGTCCCGATCCTTTCCAGATTTGATAACTCCACACGGGAATCAAGCTCATGCGAATCATTCTATCTTGAAATGATTCCCAAATCTCCCCCGGCGTGTCGTGCTTCAATTGCTCGATCTTGTCCCCGCTGCCGGATTGCATGTATACGATGCCTGGCGCCGGATTGTTCAAAACGAATCCGCCATCCACGCCGTTTCCATTTTGTGCGCCGTTTTGATTTCCATACATGACAGACGGATCATCGAAGTCTGGCCCTCCGGTGTCGTTAAAAACAGTTAGGTGCAGGCGTGACACGATTTGTTGCCGAATGCGTTCGTCCTCGGTGCTGGCAAGCGTAGCGGTGATGTCTAACAATGCGTGAGAAAATGCAGGAACTCCGCGGGACTGGTCGCAAAAATCCGGGTCGTAAATGTGGATGACATTGGCCGCGTCAACGTCGTAAAACGTATCCATGTTTTCGCCAGTCAGGATTCGATACGCCGCTGGTTTGCCGTTGTAAAATTGAATTACCCCGTCGTTGATCTTAAAGCCCTTGTATTTTCCTTCGCTTACTGTCTTGTAATCTCCGCAGTTCCCGACGCGATGAGCCGGGACAATCTGCAATTTTGGAAATCCATCGGCGGATTTTACCTTGACCCAAAAAATGTCCCCGTCGCGGTCTAGCGCAATGCTGGAAAGTTCTAGCAGTTTGTGCCAATCGAACACACCGCCTCGCTCGGTGCAGTTTGGAAACCATGCTTTTCGCATGAATGTCGCAATCGACTTGCCGTCCGCAAAGTCCGATTCGCCGACGTAAGCAGGCAAGAACGCATCGCCGACGCTGTAATCCGCCTTTTGATCGACCGCCCCCTTGATAACTCCAACGTTGCTGTATAGCCGCGATGACAAGCTCCGCAAGCGTTTGTTGTCCAATGGACTGACTAGCTTGTCGAAATCATCCGTTTTAATCGGATAAACGACTCCACGTGTGCGGTTGTATTCCGCAGCGTGCATGTATCGCTGTGGCGTAAATGGTTGCCCGAACTCGTTTAGTATTGCCATAAATTAGAAAACGGTTGTATTGGTTGAACGCAATGCGCCGCCGTTGTCGTCAAATTTTACGATTAGACTAAGCAAGGCAAGCCGCTGGTTTTGCGTCATTCCCCCACCGTCTGCAACAAAGCTGTTTCCGTTGCTGTTGCCTTGGATGATTTTCATCCCGGCGTTAGGATCGGTTGCAATGGCAAGTGCAAGCGACGTGGCCTCTGCGCGGATTTGCGCCAAGGCTTTTTCATTGCTGGCCAGCAAATTATACGTTCTACGGGCCTGTGCATAAACGGACATGCCGAATATGTTAGACCCGTTTCGTTAGATTGTCAATTTCTAACAGTTAGTCGGCCATTTCTAGCTTGAGAATCCCTTTAACCGACGCGCCGACGATGCCCATAACTTCGCAGTCCCATAAGTGGTTATGCTTGTGCGCCTTAATTTTCTCCCATCGCCACCGACCAGGACTGATTTCTTTCTTTGCCTCGCTGGTCATCTGCTCTTGGTAATTCTTGGAAACGTCCTGCGGTATTCCAAACGCCCCTCCATTCATAACAGCGGCAAGCGCATCCTTGGCGCGCAGGTTGCTAAATCCGATCGTGCGGTATTGCAGTCCGTCGCTTGTCTGGCTGTATTGATAGCGCGAATAAATGCGCCACACTTTGCGCGGTCGGTTCTTTGTGCCAACGTCGAATTGATATCCTTTGTCGTTGTCGTGGCCGATTAGGATGTTCCAGTGATTGCCAATATCTTTCCCACAATGCTGGTAAACTTGCCGCACAATCTCATCAGGCCCATACCGTCCGTCGATAAAAACATCTCGATTGCCTAGCGAAAATCGTTCTTGCAGGTCGAAAAGCGTCTGCCATGTATCGACAAATCCTTCCCACAATAGCCGCGATGATACGCCTTCACCCACTTTCCACGCCCGTATTCTTACCCAAAAGCCGACTTTCTGATTGTCGATTTGCATGTCGCGCCAATGTTCGCCGTCCCATTTTTCCCCGGCGTGGTATTGGTTTTTAAAATAGACCTCCCCGTCCGTGTTCAGCGTCGGCGCGTCGTTTGGAGCTTCCCAGAATTGGCCTAGCTCTTTGTTGATAAACTGCCGCAACGGCTCTAAATTGCCGTGCTTAATCTCATTGTTTGCCATGATCCACAGCTTGACAATCTCACTCCATGTTTTTGTCCACACGGTTAAGAACGTCCAAGAATAGGTCACTCGATCCTTGAAATGCTTGTTGCCATTCCATACTGGCTTACAGATTGACCACTTCCGGCGGTTGCTATCGGTATCTTCAAACTCGGTTTTGCAGTTAGGGCAAACGAGCCGCACCGATTCGTTGATTGCCACCCAGTCGAGTTCCCCGTTTAAATCCGTGGTCTTCTCGTAGCTCATCATTCCCATCGTCACCGGCTGGTATTCGTGGCACTCAGGGCAAAGATGATGCCCGTCATGCCATTTCCCATTTCGGCAAAACTCATGCCATTCTGTTCCCTCATTGCCGCCCTGCGATTGCAACAGCATTTTCCTATTCAAGCGGTTATGATGCCGACGCAAAAACTCGCCGATCATTCCTTCCTCCCATCGCCAGTTTTCGTCCCCGAAACAATACCGCATAGACGCTTCTTGCGTGTTGGTTTCGTTCGCGCCACCCGTAAACAAGCTCATGTGCTTGAACATGACTTGATCTTTTTTCATGTCGTGCCGTCGGATTCCCGTGGGAATAAACTCTTTTGTCCACGGCGATTTCTTCAAAACTCGGAGAAAACGAGACTCCATCCATTTTCGCGTTGTCAGGTTTGTTTGTCCTAGAATCAGCGTGTCGCCGGGGTCTTGCGCGACAACGTAGCTGCCGCAAACCTCAAAAATGGTAGTCTTGCCGAATCCCGTAACTGCGACGTTGGCGATCTCCTTTACCGTGCCGTCCGTGAACGCGTCGAGGATGAAGGCGTGTGCAGGAATCGCCGTCGGGTCATACTTTGCGCCGTATTGGGATCCAGCAAGATAGACGTTGCGGCCGGCCAACTCGGACAATGACAGACGATCCGGCGGTTTAGTTGCCGTCAGGATACCCCAAAGGTATGGCGATTCATTGCGGGTCATAAGTCGATTCGCTGGAAACTTCCTTCAATATGGCATAGGCATAGTCCTCGCATCGTTTGACAGCTTCGGCGTATTCCAGACCGATTATCATCTGCGGCAATTCAGCCGGAATCTTTAAAATCATCTGTTTGAAAACGTGGCCAACTCGGAGCGCATCACGTTCGACAGATTCTTTTGTGATGTATTGGCCCATTTCGCAATGCAAGCGAAAAGCATTTTTCAATCCTGCCAGTTTTGTTGAGATCGTCCTGGCCGTCTCAAAATCAGGTGCAGCAATCAGCGCGGATTCCAGCTTGCTAATCTCTGCCGGGATTTCTTCGGCTGATATGTCGGTGATGTCTGCGGCAAAGTTTTCATCGTCATCGTTAGTCGTTTCCTTTTTTGGTTGTTGCCGGCGTTGGCGCAATTTGTGCCGAAGTCCTTCGATGTCGTCCAAGTCCCATCCACGTGAAATCCAGTCGGTCACATGATCTCGGTTGATCTTCATGCCTAACGCTTCCGACAAACGCACGGCAATCGCAGCTTGCGAATCAGGTTTCTTAGGTCGGCCTCTTTTCGGAGTGGTCATGTTTTTCTGTGAAAGTATTGTAACAAGTGTTGCATAAATAAATCCCGTTCC